CAAGACCTAGAGCCTTAAGATCAATCAACTCATTTGGGTCATAAGGATTACCTTGTAAGTAATCACTTAAATGTTTTATTTCATTTGGTATATCAACAATACCTGCTGCGGTAGCTCTTAAAGCAGTAGCTTCTTCTTCTGATTTTGGTTTTAGAAATTCATCTTGAGTTTTAGCAGCTTTTTCTATGACTTCTTCTGTAATTTGATTTGGTAAAACGATTGCACCTGAGTTCTTTTTTAGCTGTTCATATAAAGCTTTAGGTATATCCTTTATGCCAAAGTTTCTTAGTTTTTCATTTTCTGTGAAGTCATCAGTTTTTTTAGACCCAATACCAAAAGCTCCTTCTGGTACTGTATTTTGTAGATTAGAGTCTGTCATGTTAGTCAGTTAAAAACTTTTTATAG